CCGCCTGTTCTTTAGGCAATAAAAAAGCCCCGACCGTTTCCGATCAGGGCTGTAAAATTCTTTCTTGCGTTTGCTATGCACTAAAACCGCAATATAGTACATATGATACACTTTTAGTGTGCACTGTCAAGCGGTTTATGAAGTGCGGTAATTAGTGATGACGTGTCGCAAATATACCCATCGCAATCTTGGTTTAAATTGAGTTCGTATGCTGCCCATAACAACGCCACCGCAAAGAGAATTCTGAACATAATGTATCCTTTTTCGTGAATTTGAGGTGTAAAAATCCGCCACACGGTAAAGTGCGGTCGGATTTTCCGTTGTTTTTAGAAGTCGATTTTGACTGCTTTTGGATTAAAGCCTCGCAAGTGTTTTAATACACGCCAGTTTGTCATTTGGTCGATGTCAAAATCACTTGTGATGCGGTTTAAGATTTGATTGGTAGAGCGTAGCACGCTTAGATACTCGTAAGCCTGCCCGTAGATTTGTGAACTCATATTTGAGCCTAAAACTCTAAAGGCTTTTTCGATATGTTGGAATGTGACGATGCCACGCATGAAAGCGAACCACAACCAAACAAGCTGTTGAAGTTCATACTCGGTAAATTCAAAACTGAATTTCTTTTCGGGTTCTGGCAAGGCGAGCTGTTGCGGTTGAAGTTGATATTTTCCTGTTTTACGAATTTGCGGAAGAACTTCTTCAAATACCCACGCTTCAAATGGTTCAGCTTCTGGTTTACGAGATTTGATGATCAGACGGTAAAGATTTGGTTCATTGATAAAGATCGCTTCCTTTCTACCGCTTGGATAGCTGATATAGCGTTTTGCTATACCAGCTTCTTTACAATGTTTTTTCATTGCATCAGGCGCATTTACATAACCGAGAATATCGCACACATCTGTGCCACAGAACCAAATTTCACTATTAGGATCGGTAATCGTGCGAACTGGGGAATTTTTGAAATTAAATATTGAGAATTGGATTTGAGTAGTCATCTTGATTTCCTTTTGATGGAAGCCCCCGATAAATCGGGCGTTCGACAGCTCAAAACTGGTCAAGAATCCAGCGGACTTATTCCCTTTCGGTATTGTATTAGTCGCACTGTCGAACATTGATTGATAATTTTCTTTTTATGCGTTGTAAGTCTTAATGGCAATAAAACAAACAAGGTAAATTTTACGCATAAAAAAATCACGCTGACGGGGTGAGTTACCGTTCTTGATAAGGCTTTTGAGACCTTGAATAAAATAGTAGAGGAAAATTTTGAGAATGTAAAGCATAAAATAATGCTTTACTTAAATATAATTTAGCATTATGCTAATAAAAGTTATAAATAAGCAATGGAGCAACATATGGTTTCTACCTCCTTAACGGCTGAAAAACGTAAAGAACGAGCCGAGAAAGCAGCGTTAGCACGCTGGGAACATAAAAAAGCACTAGAAGAACTCCCTTTAGCTATTCACGAAGGCGTATTAAGCATTGGTGATAAATCGCTTGATGTGGCAGTGCTTCAAAATGACTTACGCATTATTTCAAGTGCTTCTGTTTTTGAAGCATTAGATCGCCCAAATCGTGGTTCTCGTGGTGGCGCAATAACAGAAAACGAAGAATTGATCAAACTCCCTGCGTTTATGGATGCAAATAATCTAAAACCATTTATTAATCAAGATGTTATAGATGTGATCAAAGGGGTTAAATATCGCACCAAAGACGGTAAAATTAAGGAAGGATATGATGCGACTATTTTACCTGTCGTGTGTGATATTTATCTACGAGCACGTGAAGAAGGGGCGTTGGTTGGTAAGCAACAAAACACCGCCCAAAAAGCAGAAATTCTAATCCGCTCTTTAGCCAAAGTGGGCATTGTGGCATTAGTGGATGAAGTCACCGGCTATCAAGATGCACGAGCCAAAGACGCACTCGCAAAAATTTTTGAAGCCTTTGTCGCAAAAGAATTACAACCTTGGGTTAAAACCTTTCCTTTAGACTATTACAAGGAATTATGTCGTTTATATGGCGTTCAATTCCCTCCGAAAAATAATAATCAATTTCCACAATTCTTCGGGCATATTACAAACAACGCCGTGTATGCCCGACTCGCTCCAGAGTTATTACCAGAACTCAAAAAATCGGCAAGTAAACAAGCAAAAAAAGTAAAATTACACCAGTTTTTAACGGAAGACGTAGGGCACCCTAAATTGCGTGAACATTTATCTTCTATCGTTACACTTTTAAAGCTATCTAAAGATAAAGATAATTTTTATGAAATGTTAGATAAGATACACCCCAAACTCACACTTCAGGAAGGACAAGAATAGAAAGAATACCTACCCTTGAAATAAATGCGGTCAAAATAGACCGCACTTTTCAGGCAATAAATAAACATTGCTTGCCTTCTGTTGATAATAGCAATAAAAGTGATGTTTTTACCGTTTTCAATCGATTGAAATATTCACGCCGTGAAATATGTAAATATCGCCAAATTTCTTGTTTTTCCCATCTCTTGATATAAGTCAGAACGAATACATCATAAAGTTCTGGTGTGACTTTTCTAATTACACCAAGGTAGCCATCAATTTCCATGCCTAATTCATCGCTTATAGGACGCATACGATATTTTTCAGCATAACGAGCATCACATTTCATCTCTGCAAACCCTGCGGCTACACGTGGAAATTCAGTCTCATAACGAGGTGTAGCCCAATAACCAAATTCAACTGAAATCACATCAATATTCACGTAAGCTCCTTAATTTTTGCCTTGTAATGCTTAATCATCGCCTTGCAATCTTAAATCTAAGCTTATTCCAGTAGATTTCACTTCAAATCTATTTTTATACTTAGTAGTAGTGTGCTTAACTGCTGCATTTGGATGTGTTGAACTTGTCTCAAATAATGCTCTTTCTATGCTCCACCCATCTCTAATTCTTCTCAAGATTGTATTCCCAGCTACTGTTACGCCATCTTGTCTAGCCCACTCAGCTGCTGTCATTGTTAATCCATTAAAAGTTATTTTAGAATGACCTTTGTGTGTATATTTAGGTATTAATGTGTGACTTCTCATTACGTTACAAGCTCGGCAAATTGGTCTAAGGTTTTCTAGCGTGTTGTTGGTAATGTCATTATCAATATGATCGATGTGACAACTGCTCCAAGTTAGCTTGCAGCCACAAAGCTTGCAGTTAGGTAAATTATTTTGATAAATGCTATAAATCACAAATCTATGCTCATAAACATACCCATCGCTCATTGCTAATTGGTGTCTTGGTTCGAAAATTAACTGATAACCCTTTCCATTGTGTCTTCTGTATTTTCGGATTGGTTTCGGAAGAAGATCATAAGTTCCGTTTCTCATAAATCTAAAATAGTGCATTTGGCAAACGCAATCAGCTTTATACATAGCCTCTCTGTTGCAACCATCAATCTTGCATTTCATTTTCTAATTCCTTGTTCTTCAATCTGTATAGTTTTAGCATTTCTTTAAGCTCAGAAATTTCCCATTTTTTAATTCGATGTTGATTTTCTTCCAACCACTCAACCTCTTGCTCGCCAATCTTCTCGACTAGTCTTGGTCTATATCCATGTATATTTCCGCCACCTACGAAAAGATTGCATCTGATACAGCCAGAATGGATATTCCTCTCATCAAATCTTAAAAATGAGCTTCTTCCCTGCGGAATAAAATGAGACGCTTGAAAACTAGGTTTCCATACCGTTCCACAAGCAATACAAGGTTGTCCTTTATCTCTCAATCTTATAAATTTATTTACCTCTTTTTGAAGAGCTTTTAGCCAATGCCCTCTCACCATCTAGTAATCTTTTTTTACGCTCTATCTGTTCTTGTTTTTCCGCTTTCTTTTGCCTTTTTCTTGATTGTTCTCGGACTAATTTAATCGCACATTCAGGCGAGCAAACTTTTTGTGTTGAGCTAAAGGTTTTTACAAACGCTTTGCCACAAACTTTGCATTTATACTCTTTCGCCATTAGCCAAACACCATATTAAAAATTACCCAAACTGCCGCAATCAAAAGTACAATTTTTAACTCCAAAATCTCATCATCGTTTAAGCGTTTCATTTAAATCCCCATCTATCGTTAAATCTCACGCCATTTTGCACGCCCCAACTGGTCACATACTCGATTAGGCTCGCCATTCTGCTCACGCTCATTTGAGCCGAACTTTCACGGATATTCACAAATTCCCCCTCAAGACCTGGCACAACATCTGCTTTTTGGTTTGTGGCGATTGCGTGACCCGAAATGAACAATACCTTCCATTGCTCCATTGTGAGCTTACGCCCCATAAATTCAGCCTGATTTGCAACATCTTGGCACATAGCGTGAAACTTGGCATTTTGCTCAAGGTTGCGTGTTATTGGTTGGATTTTGACTACTAACGGCTTTTTATCGTCCGTTGGCAGTTCTTTGATTAAATCCAAGCAATTATTTTTAATGCGTTGATCACGTAAAAAGAAAGGTTTATATTGGCTCATCACATCATTCCCAACGCTTGAATAACATCGCAAAACTCATTCTTTGTACTCCACACCTAAATCTTCCAACCCAAAATAACCGCAAGATTTTGTTCGATTCACTGCACTGTATTTACTTACCTGCGGAAACGGTATCGGCTCAATTAAGTGACCGTTACAGCGAAAACGATCGTCATCCCATTCGCTGCTCGATATAAAATAATCTGGCGTATAAAAATCCTCTAATTCCGCACCGCACTTTGGGCATTTATAGCTTGTCATTGCAATGCCCCTTTCCCTTTCATCATTGCCATCAAGCTATCGCGCGCCTTATCAGCCTTCGCTTTATCGTAAAAACTTGGCTTTTCAGGAATCATTTTCGGAATATCCTCAAAAGGAAAATTCGACCGCACTTTTTCTGCCGCTTTTGTGAGTAATTTCGGAATAGCTTTCAACGTGTCCTCTTCCGATTTTTTCTTGCACTTTTCGTACAGATTTTTAAGCAACCAAAATTCCACTTTTGAACGATATTGAAATTCATCCCGATTGAATCGGGCATAGCCTAAGAAAGTGTTATAACGTTGGTATAGTTCCGCTTCGTTCGGTAAACCTAGTGCGTGATAGTCGTAGGCTTTGCACCAATAAACAAACAACCCTACGCTAGGTAAAAATTTATCAAGCGATTTTTCCGCTTCACAAATCCCATTCTCCAACTGAGGTCTCGTAATTTTTTCTCGTACCAACACACGCAACCAAGTTTTTTTAGCAGAGAGATAATCCGCTTCGGTTTCAAAGGCTGCACGCCAACCAGGAAAAATCGATTTAAGCTCTTGAAAGAGCCAGTTAATCGTCTCTTCCGCACGCTGTGTGCGTTCTGGTGGGAGCGTGTTAATTTGGTTTTGTGTTATGGAATTTGCCATTGTGTACCGTCCACTATGAAATTCATTCCTGCAGACCAGCCTGTCTGCGTATCGTCAAATTTGGGTTTGTTGCGGTGTGATTGCCCTAAGTGCGGTGAATTTGGTCGCAGTTTTTCATCACGCCAATCCCACGATGCGTTAAATCCCTGCCAGTTGCGTTCGATGCAAATTTCCACCGCTTCACAAATCGAAATCCCAGCCTTGTCCGCCTGTTTTTGCAGACGGTTGAGTTGCGTTTGATTAATGACGCCCTTTTTGGCTTTGCGGTGTGCGATAAAATCTTTCGCCAGTTGTCCGGTAATACCGAACTGCTCAAGCAACATTTCGGCTTCGCTTTTTTGCGTAGTTTTTTTAGGTTCATTGACTGGTTCTAAAGAGTGACTGGTTCTGGGTGAAATATTTTCACTACCCCCTAGTGCAAAATTTTCACTACCTAGTGAAATATTTTCACTACCCAGTGCAAAATTTTCACTACCTTGTTCAAGGTGTAAAAAGTATAAATTTGAGATGGAACCATCTTTATTTTTACGTTCTTTTTTGCTTACTAATCCCATTTTGATTAAATATTCAATGTGATTGATTGCACTACGTCGGGTCATCTCGCATTTATCGGCAATGTATTGATAACTTGGGAAACAAATTCCATCATCATTGGCATTATCAGCCAGTTTTAAAAGCACAAGTTTTCTAGCAGGATTACCAACCTTACAATTCATTGCTTGAACCATTAATCGCATACTCATAACATCAACTCCGAAGCATAACGTGACGCAATAAATTCAATGCCTTTGCTTGTTACACGTGTCTGTGTGTAATTGTGACCGTGTTCAGCGGTACCTGTTTTAACCGTAAAAAGATCTTTGGTGCGTGCCGATTGATAAGGCAAAAGCACGCCAGATTGACGATACAAATATTTATCTTCCACCAAGCGATTGACTAATGCACGCTCAGGCATTTTTAAAATCTTCGCCGTCTCACGAAATGATTTACTCGTCCCTACTTCCACATAGTGATCAACAAAAGCGACTTTAGGCGCATTACGCTCTTTTTCTGCTTGTAACTGAGCGGCTAACATCAACGCCTCAGAAAAAGATTGCGGAATAAGTGCGGTTGGTTTTTGTTGATTTTCCAACGCTTGCCAGCGATCGACAATTGCCGCAGTAAATTCAGGACAATTCTGAGCAACAACAATTAAACTATCTCGTTTGGTTAGATGGTACTCATAATAAGTCTGACCGTTCTGTGGATGGGTGTAAGCCATTGGCTGATACCCCCAAATCACCTCTTTTGCGATAAGTCTTTCGATTGAACGACACAGATCGCTGTGGTTTTTATTGATTAATTCCGCAATTTCACGACTACTCATCGTCAAAGTGCTTGTGTTTTCTTTCGAAATCGTTAATAATTGATTCATCTGTATATTCCTTAATGAATTAGCCACGAAATCTCCTCGTGGCTTTTTTTATTTCTTGTGTAACACAATCGCACATTCAATCGAATGTTGCGTCGCTGCCAAATGTTTACTCAATGCTTGACGTATTTTGTCTTCTTCTTTCGAAGTGATTTCGCCGTCTTCTAACGCTGTTTCTAATGCAGCAAATAACAAGCCTCGTGCGGAAAGCTCGTGCAGTTGTAAATTAGCAAGCTCAACCTTGTCTAATTCATTCTCTGCTACATCAGGTACAAAACGCCCACCAGCCAAACGGCATAGTTCATCAATAAATTGCGTGCAGCCATATTCTTGCTGAATCGCAATTAATTCTTCATTTTTGAATCGCTGACCCTTTGTTTGATAAAGACGATT